CCACGCGCGAGGATCTTGATGTTCATCGTTTCTCCACGTTTTTACGACGCTTATTGTCCGCAATGTCTAAAGGTGGTGGAGCCAGTGCTGCTGGCTCCTGATAGGGCTCGGCGAGCCCAGCGGATACGAGCCGCTGGGCGTCATCGCCAATAATATCCACAACCTCACCGGGCATGTAGCTCACGAGAGTGCCGACACAATGGATCATTATTTTCAGTCTCATGAGTCTACCCCACATGATTACGACGCTGGCTGAGTGATACGGACGATCGCGGCGCTCTGAGCCACTTTGGAGTCAGAGCGGCGCACTGCCATAAAGCCGGTCTGATAGGCATCAGCATAGCGCTCGTTCATGCGGATGATTTCAATATCGCCCGCATCACGGATGTAAAACTTGCTGAAATCGCCGAACAGAACAGTTTTGGCATTGGCAGCGATTGAGCTGGCCATTGCGTTGTTGACGATCACCGGATAGCCCAAGAGCCGCGGTGCGTTGCCGTTAAGCAAGTCGAGGAACAGTGGGCGGCTCTGTGAGTCGGCCAGTTGAAGAATGGTAGACCAGATCGACTGGTGCATCATCCATGCGCCATTCTGCTGGTATCCAAAATCGAGGGCATTGCGGCATGCCATGATATTGGCCAGCGTAATGGTGGTTGTGGTCGCGCCAGCAACACCAGCGCTGGAGCCGGTGACTACGCCCTGAGGAGCAGTCGTGCCGTTACCAGTTGCGTGGTCGGTCGCCTCTTTGCGGCCAAGACGCTCGCCGAGCAAACCAGCTACTTCGGTCGCAAGGTCCAAACCGGAGTCACGTAGGAGCTCATTGCTGAGCAGTACCAGCGACTCGGTGCGGTATGCGCCGAGGATGATCTGACCAAATGTCATGTCAGTAGCGGATGGTGCGGTGTTTTCCGCGCCGATCGCGCCAGGGTTGCCAGTGTCGTCGATCGTAGGGAATGGCAGGCTGTTACCCGACTCGGTGCGGATGACGCGAGCGACATCACGAAGAGGGTTGAAGTATACAATTTTCTTTTCCAGCTCGGCGAGAAAGCCCTGCGGGATGGTGTAACCACCGGCACTGGAGCTGGTCGAGTTGGCGCGAGTCAGCACGATGCGATTGCTGCCCAGGTTGAGGCCTGAGCGCTGAGCTGCTGAGCGGTGCTCAGGGCGTGCATCGTTGCCAAGGAACCAGCCACAAAGAGCTGTTTCACGGTCCCGATTGGCGCGCTTGTCGTCGAGGTCGCGGGTGAACATTGGCACGCCCACTGGTGCTGGGCGAGTGCGACGCGAGCTTGCGCTGAGCACATCGCTGAGACGTGCGCGAGCTGCCTGCTGCTGAGCTGCTGGATCTGCTGCTGGCGCTTCTGCTGGCATGTCTTCGCCGGAAACCTCCTCAGCCATTGCTAGCTCGATAGCCGCGATGCGAGCATCGTGGTCTGCGATCATAGCAACGATTTCATCCACTTTTGCGGTCTCTTCAGGCGTCCACTCACGGGTCGATGCCGACTCGTGATAGGTCTTGGCTTGGTCAACTAGACGTGCTCGCGCTGCGAGCAGGTCGCGGCGTTCAATTGTCGCGCTCATGATTTCCTCCCTGCGCAGCCAAGCTGCGTCATTAGCAATCTCCGGCCTCGTAAATGTACGCTTAGCCGCAGTTGGCTAGCGCTCCACTGATCACGCGACCGTATCGCGACCGTGGTGTCCGGGTATGCGGGAATGGTAACGACGGAGACCTCGATGAGCTCGACATCTGTCACTGTCCGCACTCGTACTGTTTCCTCGATTGTCCACTCGTCAGCTCTGACGATAAATCCAAACGACATCTGGTTGACATCGCCGCGCTGAATGAGTGCTAGCAGATCTTTGGCATAGCTTGTGTCTGGCGGGTAGATCTCAACGCCAAGGCCATTTTTGTCGGTGCTCAGTTTGAGCGTGCCCGCACTGCGACGACCTAGCACGAGCGATGAGTCGTGATTGACCAGAGCCCGCACATCCGCGGACTTATCCTCGAGCGTGCGAGTAAATGCCGCAGGGCTGATGCGCTCGCGGAACCCGCCCAGATCCTCGCTCAGCGGCCCGTAGACGCTGGCATAGCCCATCAGTCGGCCAGCATCAGATGAGACGGTAGAGAGCAGTCTACGCTCCATTGTCGTCCTCCTTATCCATCTGGCCAGCCACCTTGTTAGCCCATGTTTGCCCCGGATCTCCGCCCCAGAGCGCCCAAGCAATACGGCCAGCGCTCGGGAATCCGTCTTGACCGGGTGACCAGCCCTCGCCCTGTGAATCGACGGCATGGCGGGCAAAATAACTCACCATCCGCCCGATTGTGTCGGGGCTGATGTTGCTGCCATTGCTGAGATCTCTGGCTCGAGCAACGCCTACCTCGGTGCCACCACGACCATATTCGGCTCGCCACGCTAGACCTCGAGCGGCTTCCTCGCGCACTCCAGCAGGTGGCGAAAAATCGATATTGTCGTATTTTGCTCGACGCTCAGTTGGCATCGATCGCTCAGTCTCTGTTTTGCGCAATGGCAGGATCGGTCGCCATTTAATCCGCCAGCCATGCCTACCACCTGGGCGGCTCGGTGGCACAAGCTCACGCTCACGCTCGATGCCGCAGACACGGCAGCGATTGGTCGAGCCATGCTCGCAGCTCGGGATCTGGTGCTCGGTCATGGCGAGAGCAAGAGCGATTACAGTATCGCTGGCATATGCCTCAAGGTCGTTGGTCTCTGCTGGTGCTGCTGGTGCTGCGGGCAGCGCTGTAGGATCGACGACGACTGGCGCAACAGTAGGATCAGCAGGCGGTGCCTGAGCTCCGCCCATTGACGATACGGGCTGCATGTTGAGAGGCTGAAGGAACACATCTCCACCCTCGATAGGGTCGAGCTGCTCGAGCGCTCGGATCTCGTTGACGCTGAGCCATCCCCAGTTGCGGCCAATTGCATATGCGCTGTATCTCGCTGCGAGATCAGTGCGCAGCAGCCCCTCGACGCGGTGCTCGACGTAGTAGCTGCTGCTGATCGGCAGGAGCAATTTGTTGCGCACCTCTTGCTCGATGCGCACCAACCAAGGGCGCAGCGTCTCGCTGAGAAAGGCTTGGTTTTCCTGCTCGAGCGAGCTATAGGTCGATCCGCCAGTTGCTCGCAGTTTGCTCACCGGGATGTTAAACCAGCGCGCGATCTCTTCAAGCTGAAAACGTCTCGTCTCGAGGAACTGCGCATCGTCAGGCGGTATCGCAGTCGTGGTCCATTTCATGCCCTCCTCGAGGATTGCCACCCTCGAGGCATTGTCGATGCCGGAGTGCAGACGTTCCCAATCGCCGCGAAGGCGACCGCGGGCATCGTCGCTGAGTCTGCCGGGATGCTCGAGCACGCCGGATGGTCGAGCGCCACGGCCAAAAAATGATGAGCCAAATGCCTCAGCAGCGATGCCTAGCCCGATCGAGTCTCGAGCCAATGACACGACGCTGGCACCGACGTAGCCATCACCACCTGGGCCACGCAGATGCAGTACGTCAGATGCTGGTATGTAGGTCGCACGAGAGAAATCGTCGCGATAAATATATTGCAGATCGCCGTTTTCGCTTCGTCCGACCTTCATGTTTTCGGCACGCAGCAGCCAAAGGCGCGTTGGGCGGCCGATCGTGTCTCGCTCGATCTCGCAGTAGCCATTGCCCCACGTGAGAGCCTGAGCGAGCCATTGCTCGCGCAGTTGCATCGAGGTCATCTCTTCGTTTGGTGAAAATCGCAGGAGGTCAGCGACCATCATGTCATCAGCGATAATACGCCCGCTCGAGGTCTGCTGATAGACGTGAAACGGCAGGCTAGAGATGGTCTCAGAGATAATGCGGACGGCTTGCCAGAATGGCGCATAGCTGAGCGCTGATGTCTCTGATACTTGCACACCGGCAGAGCTTACCGCGCCACCATGAAACGCTATGAGCGCGGGATCTCGCAGGCTCGGGCGATTGCCCGCGCGCAGAGTGAATATGCTCCTGATGCGATCTAGGATCGTCATATGAGAGTCATCCCTCGCGACTCGTACACCGACGGGGCACCTCGCCCAATCGCTCCGCCTGCTTCGCCGACTCGAGATCGTGCGACGGCCATAATGCTTGCCACAAGCGCGTCGATCTTTTCGCTGCTCTTAGCCTTACTGGGTTTGATATTGCCAGCGGCGTCTGACTCTATCGAACAGTTGCCCAAGCACCATCGCAATACCGGATTGCCGTCATGTCTCAATTTTCTCGCCATGACCAGCGTCTCAAAATCCTTGGCAGCGGGACTCATGCTTGCGTAGCCCTGCCCAAACGACACGATGTTGAGCCCGTCGCTCTGCATCTGCTGAGCCAGTTGGCTAGCATTCCAACGGTCAATTGCGATATCGACGACCCGATACTGTGCGCAGAGCTGCTTGATCCGCGTGTAAACATCCTCGTACTCGATCACATCGCCATCGGTGACGTTGATGTGCCCGCTCGCATGCCATTGGTCGTAGCGCATGCGATTGGTGCGCTCTCTCTGTTTGAGCGCGCCTCGAGGTGCCCAGCATGTTGGCTCAATCCAGATCGTGCCATCGTCCAACGGAAACGCCAGCACAAACGCCGAGAGATCCATGGTCGAGCTTAAGTCAAGAGCGCCATAACACAATCGACCATCGAGATCAGGTCGAGGGCTGCGGCATGCGTCCCATGTCTCGGGTGCGATCCATCGTGTTATTGTGTCGGTCCATTCGCAAAGATGGAGACGGCGAAACGCTAGCTCGCGGGCAGGGCTCTGCGCTGCGTCGAGCGCTGCTTGGTGCATGTAATCGGGTAGCACAGAT